ATTAATGGGTATTATGGATTTGTATACTTAATAACAAATACTACCAATAATAGAAAATATATTGGTAGAAAATATTTTTGGTCTTTTCGTAAAAAGAAAGGACATGCCCGAAGAACTAAACAAGAATCCGATTGGAAAAAATACTACGGATCTTGTCCAGAACTAAAGGAAGAAATTAAAACTACCGGGAAAGAATATTTTAAGCGTGAAATGCTTAGTATTCATACTACATTGGGTAAATGTAACTATGAAGAAACCAGACAACTATTTGTTAACAATGTATTAACAGAAAGTTTAGACGATGGTACTCCTGCATATTACAACAGCAATGTTCTTGGTAGATACTACCGAAAAGATTATTTCACTTATGATTAGTTTACTTACCTCATTATTTTTTATTATTCCTGAACCTAAACCCCAGGCACAAGTTATTGAAGTCCAACCCTATAGGGCATCTTGGAAGTGTCCTGGATGTAACGACAACGAAAAGTATGTCCTTGAACAACTTCAAGCAAAAACCAGAATCTCAGATCGCAATGCACTTGCTACGATCATGGGAAATATTAAATCGGAAAGCAACTTCCATCCCAACATATGCGAGGGAGGGGCTCGAGTTCCTTACAACGCTTGCCATAGCGGGGGGTATGGTCTTATTCAGTGGACCAGCATAAATCGTTATAACAATCTTGGTAAATTTTGTGCCAGGTATGATTGTGATCCTTCTACTATTGAAGGTCAGACTCGTTACATGATTAACGAATCCGTATTCCAACGTTATCTTCCAGAGTTTGAAGGTCCTGGTCGTACTGTTGATCAGTATATGGTTGCTGCTTACTACTGGTTAGGTTGGGGCATCAAAGGATATCGTCAACAATATGCATACGATTACACTAAGAAATTTAATTTTTCTTAGGGGTTGACATCACCCTCTCTCTATGGTATTCTTAGGGAGTTCAAGACTCAATAGCTCAGCTGGACAGAGCAACTGCCTTCTAAGCAGTCGGTCGTAGGTTCGAATCCTACTTGAGTCGCCAGGGCGATTAGCTCAGCGGTAGTAGCGTCTCCTTTACACGGAGGATGTCGGGGGTTCGAATCCCTCATCGCCCATTACCTTCATAAATAAATGAAACCTAAGAAATTAAAAAAGGTATTAATAGAACTTGAGAATATAAGAGGTATGATAAATCATGTTAACAATACGCTGCAAGAATTGCAATACAGAGTTGAAGAAATCAACGAAACCACAATGCTGTGGATGTCCCAATCAAGTAATGTTGGACGGAGAAAAAATAACAGCAGTTGATCTGTCTCAAGTCATCATGATCAATTCTGAAGAAAATGTAAAAACCACTGGTGTTCTGAGCAAAAGTGACTTAGAATACCAAGAGAACCGAAGGAAACGAAAGGTTCGCAAACTCGACTTTGAGGTAAAATGAACGAGAAACACGAAAAACGTAGAGATGCCCTTGGACTTTTTTATGAAAGTGTTCTTAAACCAGATCACGAACTTCGTCAATGTGCTCATAATCAAAAGTGCTTTCACGAATTGATGGAATGGCGCTCTGAAATTATTGAGTATCTTGACCGTCGAAGAAACGAAGAGTTTAACTCTTGACAAAACTGCCTGATGGGTGTATAATTCATCAGGTAATCAACGGAATGTAGCTCAGTTTGGTAGAGCACTCGCTTTGGGAGCGAGATGTCGCAGGTTCGAATCCTGTCATTCCGACTTGGGGGGTTGACAAGACTCTCCATTCCACACTACAATTTATTTGTTCGATTAAGGCAAATGTCTCGTTCTAAATTTCATTCTAAATTCAAATCCGATCTCAAAAAGTTGACTGCAGCAATCGAGGGCAGCGTTGTTCTCGACGAAGATTACCCTAAACTTTATCAGAAACTTATTCGTTTCTATGAAGACCAAGGAATTCAGTTGTATGATGATCCTGAAGATGATTACAATGTAATTCTCGATCAGGTTGAGGCAGATTTGATTGAATCTGGAGTATACGCTTGATTCGTTCGATAGTCACGGATGGACTATAACAGCACTGGTCGGTGAAGGTTCCCCCTTCAATCCCGGAGTTTCCTGCTTCTCTCAAAAGCAGGTGGTGCGGATGGGATCTCTCTCCCGCCTGGTTTCTTGCTTCCAGTCAAAGAGCAAGTGGTGGATCCAAATGACCCCTTCCGTGTGGTTGGTTCTTGTTTACAACTAAAACAAACAAGTGGCGTGCATGTGTCCTGGGAGGTCTGACCACCTCCCTTTTCTGCGGGTGTAGTTCAGTGGTAGAACGCTATCCTTCCAAGTTAGATGTCGTCGGTTCGAATCCGATCTCCCGCTCTTAAAAATATGGAATTTTCAAATTGGTTTGAAGGTAAATATAATAACTGGAAACAAGCAGCATCTAATCCTACTGGTTTTGCTCATATCTTACTTGAGCATAGAAGGATAGATGAAAATACTTTTAATGTAATTCAAAGTTATCCAGGAAAGAAACCGTACAGAGATGTAGTGGTTAAAATTCATTATCATAACGGATTTATTATTGTGGAAAACAAAATTTGCAATTTTGTTTTTGATAAAAAGAATGAAATCTATCGAGGTGCTGTAGTGCCTGGGTGTATCCATAATGGTGCAATACTATTAAGTAAAGCAGAACTATCTGAGACGCAATATAAAGTTGTTGATGCTGGGATAGATCCTAATACTAAAAAACTTTTGTGGGGATCTAATAAAGGTCCTTTTGTATTTGATAAGTTATAAATAATTGAAAGAGAATTGTAGAGATGGCACCATTTAAAATTACTTCAGCGGCAATTGCAGATGGAGCAGTTGGGGCAAGTCAAGTAGATCCATCCTTAGGATTTTTCCCTACAGGTGGAATTATTATGTGGTCTGGATCTATTGCATCTATTCCAACTGGATGGTCATTATGTAATGGTCAAACTGTAAATGGTATAACAACACCGGATTTAAGAAATAAATTTATTGTTGCTGCTGCAGACGATGCTGGAACCGGACAAACATTTGATGCAACTACAGGTGTTGTTACGGGTGACTATGCATCAGGAAATACTGGTGGATCAGTTGCTCACAAGTTGACTGTTGCAGAGATGCCATCTCACAACCATAGTTATACAGATTTTTATAATGGAAATGGTGGTGGTCAAGGTGGTGGTGGAGCAAATACTGGCACAACCAGCACTGGTAGAACTACTGGTTCGAAGGGTGGTGACGATTACCACGAAAACAGACCACCATACTTTGCGCTTGCTTTCATTATGAAGACCTGATAGGGGGTTGACATGGCACTCTGACCTGTGGTATCTTTAGAAGGTCGTTTCATTCAAACCGATGACTATTGAAGGACGCCCAGAACTTAATGTTGACTGGGATGCACAGTACCGTAAGGAACGCCGCAACCGCCTTGACGATACTCTTGCTGAGTATTTAAATGATGACACCAAGACAGATCCCCGTCAGTGCTATGAGGAGGTCTTGGCATCTGCTCAAGAGTGGATTAATCATCATAAGAAACACATGGACCGTTGGGTTGAATTCAAATCCCTGATGATGGGTCATCGCCCAATGGATCCTGTTTTTCTTACAGAAGATCGGAACTCTAACTTCCCGAAGGAGAACACTTTATATGAGGATGTCCTCAAATATGACTATTGACATTTCTTAAGATTTCCTATATACTTCTGTAGTATTTCGTTACAAAACAAATGACAGTCACAACCAACGAACTTGGGCAAAACAATCTGTTTGCTAAGGAACCCCAAATGGTAGTAGAATCCTACAACCGTAAGGGACTCTTCTCTCCCATGCAGCAAAGAGAGATGTATAACGGTCGTTGGGCAATGATGGGAATCGTTCTTGGTTTCCTTACTTACGCCATCAATGGTAAATTTTTCTTTGGTATTTTCTAATTAACTAATGTCTTTTACAATTACTCTCGTTACCCCTGACGGTACTCACACTGTTCCTTGTGAAGAAGATCAATTCATTCTTGATGCCGCTGAAGAAGCAGGTGTTGAAATGAATTACTCCTGCCGAGCAGGTGCTTGTTCTTCTTGTGCAGGTAAAATTGTTTCAGGTACTGTCGATCAAGGAGATCAATCTTTCCTTGACGATGACCAAATTGATGCAGGATTTGTTCTCACTTGTGTTGCATATCCCACCTCTGATGTTACAGTTGAAACTGAACAAGAGGAGAATCTTTACTGATGATCGGAAACCTGGAACCAGAGGAGAATGTGATGAAAGAGAGATTCCCAAGCGCTGATATGCTCGGACAACTTGCAATTGCTCTGGGCAAGATGGACTGGAGTCCAGATGATGAACTTCGTGTCAAGATTGGTGGTGTCGCTAACAGTGGCATTCACCAGACCGAAGGTGCCAATCCCAAGTGGGCAAAACCTTATGGTACGGTAAGTTATCAAAATGATGCCTTTATTGTCATTGAGAATGTGACTCGCAATCCTGTGGTTCCTTCACAACCAAATCCTGAATTAAAAGCACACCATGCAGAATAAGTTTTATCTCTTTTCTAAAAAGTCCTGTGGTCCATGTGCCCTGGTAGACAAATATTTTAGTTCTATCAAGGTAGATACCAGCATGGTTGAAAAGGTTGATCTTGAGGACTTCAGCGATGAACCTATCCCCCAAGAGAACCTCGACCTTGCCAAACAATATGGGGTAACTGCTACCCCAGTACTTATTATCACCGATGCTGAAGGTAATCTTCTTGCAAAGAAAACTGGGGGGATGGAAATCACCCAGAACATTAGAAAATTAGTAGAACAATATGCCTAACCCTAATCAACTATACGAGGACATGCAAAAACTGGATGACTTGTATAATGAACTACTGTGGCATCCTGACGATGAACTACAATTCACTCACGATGGTCAGAAGATCATCATTACAAACACTACACTGGAGAAAAACCAATGAAATTCGGATTCACCCCTGAGGCAGAGATCCTCAACGCACGTCTTGCAATGCTCGGTTTCGTCATTGCTGTTGGCACTTACATGACCACTGGACAAATCATCCCTGGAGTTTGGTGAGGGATCACTAACATAAATGAGTATTTACACTTATTGTAAAGTGTAAATAGATTTATACCTGCTACCACTACAATGGCACTTTTAGCAACAGCAGCAATTCTTTTAGGCACCTTCTTTGGTGCAGCTATGCTGACACAATCTGGTGAGGAATAAATACAAATGAATATCGTCGGCGCAAGCCAAGGGACCTCTGCCAACTAACAGAAAGGTCCCTTTTTTATTGTTTACAAGGAGGTCTATGTTTGATCAATTGTTTCACATTTACAAAAGAGGAACTAACGAATTAGTTGCTCACTCTTTAACTGTAGACGAAATGGAAAACATGATCGCAGAAAGAAGAGTTGATTGGCAACATTGGGAAGTTCAACCTTGCTATACTGAGTATCAAATTCCAGATGCAAGTTATTGATAAATAGAACATAAGTTTATTATTTTAAATTATGTCTGCTGACAAATCAAATAATATCTTGTGGAAAATCACAAGAAAAGTAAATGGTAGAACTGAATATATGATTTCTGCTACTAAATGGGGATTAGATCCTAAGTTTGCAAAATTGTTCGGAACCCAAAGAGAAGCAAAAACCTTTTTAAAAGATAAAGATCTCAAAGGTTCTGTCAGGAGATTTGAACTTTAGGTTGACACTTTAAATTCCTGATCTATCCTTATGGTAGTTGCAGAACTCCTATGACCCCTTTCTTACTCGAAGCGTACTTACTCATTGCAATTCTTATTGGGATGATTTGGTATGCCGGTTATGAAGGAACCATGAGAGTATTTGTTTACTTAGAACTCCAAATTAAATATCTTATTATAAGAATTAAAATGTATTTTATGGAGATTCGTATGCGTCGTGAATTCAAAAAACTATTAAGGAGGTCCTTAAATGACAGGGAGAGTCAGGAAGATTGATATACTCCATCGAGTATACAAACTTAAAACTGAACTTTATGATGGAAAACAGAGTGATAAACCTGGACAGTGGCATGATGGTGCTCACCATGCGTACAACACAATTCTGGACATTCTAAATGAGTATTCTGAATAAAGAAGAAGAACAAAAGTTAAGAGAACGTATTGCAAGAGCAAAGAATGATCTCTTAATGGAAGAACCATGCCCCATCTATGAAGCAACAGATGAGGATTGGGAAGATTTTTGGTACAACGAGGACACACAATGAGACCAGAAGACATTCATTTGAGCACAACTTCCAGACAATTTCATTACGAAACTCTTTCGAGAAGTATAGAGGACTGTAATGATATAACAGAACTTAAACAGCAACTTCGTGCATGGATTAAATTGTATATGAAGCAGCAGGAGACCGTTGCAAGACTCTAATCGAGACCGAGATTGCATGGTCGCTTCGTTAACTGTCCTATTTCTCTCCACACTGACAGTAATTGCTGTAGGGTACTTTCATGGAGGGATGGATCTCCCACAGGTCATTCGCTCCATAAACAACCTCACTTAGGGGGTTGACAAACCAGTCAATCCGTACTATGCTAAATAGATCAACGGGTTAAGAAACGTAACGATTTCTAACCTATTGTAAACACCCCAAACCGAGACCTATAGGGTGTATAAATCACGTCTCTCATATCCCTGCTGAGGGTGCAGGGAGCATAGTAACTCCACCATTTCCCTGATGGTCTTACTACTTTTTTCAAAACAATGACTGCTACACTTTCACAACAACGACAATCAAATACTTGGGAACAATTCTGCAACTGGGTCACCAGCACAGACAATCGTCTGTATGTTGGTTGGTTCGGAGTCTTGATGATTCCTTGCCTCCTTGCTGCTACAACTTGTTTCATCATTGCCTTCATCGGTGCTCCCCCTGTGGACATTGACGGCATCCGTGAACCCGTTGCTGGTTCACTCATGTACGGAAACAACATCATCTCTGGTGCTGTTATTCCTTCTTCTAACGCTATCGGTCTGCACTTCTACCCCATCTGGGAAGCAGCAAGTCTGGACGAATGGCTCTACAACGGTGGTCCTTTCCAACTCGTTGTCTTCCACTTCCTGATTGGTATCTATGCCTATATGGGTCGTGAGTGGGAACTTTCTTACCGTCTGGGGATGCGTCCTTGGATTTGCGTAGCATACTCTGCTCCAGTCGCTGCAGCGAGTGCAGTATTCCTGGTCTATCCTTTCGGTCAAGGTTCTTTCTCTGATGCGATGCCTTTGGGTATCTCTGGTACTTTCAACTACATGCTT